TCTTTCCGTCTATCCCAAAGGAACCAGCGAGAACTGGCCAGAACCAGCCAGAGGTGACGGCCTCGAGTCTGATCGAGTCGGGTTTGCCCAGGTTGCGTACGCCTGTGCCGGGGGGCAACAGTTATGGCCCTGAGATTGTGGCTTGGGCTGAGTCGCAGCTGCAGGTTGAGTTAATGCCGTGGCAACAGTTAGTGCTTGACGATTGTTTTACTCATGTTGACGGCAGGTTTGTGCACCGCACTGGGCTTGTGTCGGTTGCTCGTCAGAACGGTAAAACCACTTTGCTTGAAGCTGCGATCGGTTGGCTGTTGACGGTGTATCCACAGATCATTGGCAAACCTGTAAACATCTTGTCTACTGCACATGACCTTGGTTTGGCGGTCGAGTCGTTTCATGCGTTGGCTGACATTCTCGAGGAACGTTTTGGCTGCAAGATCACTCGAGCGTACGGCCGTAACCAGGTCAACGCCCCGGACGGGTCCGTATGGAAAGTGTCAGCCTCGACAGGTAAAAAACACGGCGGAACATGGGACTTCATCTTTGGTGACGAACTTTGGGCACTTTCCGAAGCTGCAGTGTTTGGTGCGTTGAGACCGTCACAAATCGCTGTGCCCAATCCGCTGATGTTGCTGTTCTCCACGGCTGGTGACGAATCTTCAAGGGTGTTTCAACAGTTACGTGAACAAGGTTTGCAGATCATTGACCGTGGCACCCCTAGTGACTTGTACATGGCTGAGTGGTCGGTTCCGCCCGGTATGGACCCCGGCGTGGCTGAGCTGTGGCCGTTAGCTAACCCTGCCTTAGGTAAAACGATCACATTGGAGGCTTTGCGGTCAGCGTATAATGCACCCGACAAAGTGCAGTTTATGCGAGCCCATTTGAACCAATGGGTGTCAGCTGCAGGGTCCTGGTTGGAACCTGGCGTGTGGGCAGGACTAGAAACCGTTGACCCAATGCCTACAGGCGGAGTGTTAGCGATCGAGACAAGCATTGACGACTCACGTTTTGTGGGGGTGCGGTGCGCATTTGACGGCACCCAGGTACACGTGAAAGTTGAGTTCATTACCGACACCGAAACCGCAGCCTGGAAAGAAGTCGAGCGTGTCATGACAGATCACGCAGTCACCCTGGCGGTCACACCGTCGCTCGAGATTCATTTACCGCCATTCACAAACAAACGGTTTACCGTGGTTGGCTACGCCGAACTGTTGAAATACACCAGCCTGGTGCGCACAATGATTCTTGAGGAACGCGTCCAGCACCACGGCGAACAGATACTTGCCGAACACGTCAACCGTGCAGTCCTGGTTAAAACTGTGCAGGGTGCTGTGTTGAGCTCACAAAAGTCACCAGGCCCGATCGAGTTGACACGCTGTTTGGTGTGGGCTGCAGCCATGGTGTCAAAACCTGTAAGAAACCAAAGACCTTTACTGGTCGTAGGTCGGGGGTAGAATAACCGCGAGTCTGGGTTCGTCGGGAGCCCAGGCTCACTGAGGACTCATGGGCATTTTCACAAAACGAGAAACCAAAGCACAGATCAGCACAGAAGCGCCAGCACCCAGCAAGGCTGCAGCTGCAGGATCGGGCTATTCGGCAAACATGTCAGGCCCAAACATGGTCGGCCAGTACTACACGTACATTGAGGGCGAAGCACGTAACGCTGCCATGTCCGTACCGACATTGGCACGTGGCCGTGACCTTATGGCTTCGGTTATTGCCAGCACCCCACTTTGCATGTACAGGGAAGTGTGGGACGAGCAAGAAACCGAAATGAACGAGGAGAAGCTAGCGCCACGTTCATGGTTGCGTCAGCCCGATCCGTCAATCCCGTACGCCACACTTATGGCATGGACCCTAGACGATCTTTTCTTTTATGGTCGTGCGTTTTGGTACATCTCAAGTCGCACCCAAGACGGTTTCCCAGCCACTTTTACACGCCTACCTGCAGCGTCAATCACGACACAAGATCAAGCTGGGCCAGTGTGGTTTGCACCATCAAATCAAGTGTTTTTCCAAGGCGGAATGATGGACCCCAAAGACTTGGTGCAGTTCATTAGCCCGGTACAAGGGATTGTTTACCAGTCCACAAACGCAGTCAAAACAGCACTCAAATTAGAAGCCAGTAGGTATCGCAACGCTGAGTCGTCAATGCCGTCAGGCGTATTGCGTCAAACTGGTGGCGAGCCATTGTCAGCACAAGAACTAGCCGACCTGTCAGCTGCGTTTAACAATGCTCGACGCGAAAACCAAACCGCAGCCCTCAACGAATACCTTGAGTACCAAGAAACCAAAGCACTACCCGACAACATGCTTATGATTGAGTCAGCCAACTATCAGGCCCTAGAAATGTGCCGATTAGGCAACATTCCGCCATACCTTGCTGGCGTAAACATCGGCTCATACTCATACCAAAACGCACGATCCGCACGTGAAGATCTCTACATTTTTGGTGCACGTCTGTACATGGAATGCGTAAGCCAAACCTTGTCAATGAACAACGTCCTGCCACGTGGCACCTATGTACGTTTTGAAATTGAAAAATACTTGGCTGGCATGATCGAGGACGAATACATACAAGAAACAGGCACCCAGCAACAGCAGGTCGCTGACGAGTCAATGGAAGAAAACACCCAGGAGGAAAACGCCTAATGGAACTCAAACTTGCACAAGGTTTTGCTGTAGAAGTTGAAGCAGCAGCTGGTGACAAACCCCGACGCACGATCACCGGTATCGCTGTGCCCTACAACGTGGCAGCGACGGTCACCGACGGCACTACCGTAAAGTTCACTGCTGGATCGTTACCGACCGACGGCAAAGCACCAAAACTGTTTATGTACCACGACTCAACACAGCCTGTCGGCCTTGTTACTGGGCGTACCGACACCGCTGACGGCATGCTGTTTACTGCGTCAGTTGTAGAAACCCAAGCAGGAGACGAAGCACTGACCTTGGCCAAAGCTGGTGTTTTGGACTCGGTATCGGTCGGCGTAAACGCCAAAGAGTTTTACCGTGACGACGACGGCACCCTAGTTATTACCGCAGCGGAATGGGTTGAGTTAAGTCTTGTCCCTGTTCCAGCATTCAGTGGTGCTAGTATCACAGACGTGGCTGCAGCCCAAGGCGAAGCCGACACAGCTCCCGACGCAGAACTTGAACTATCAGAATCCGTCGAGGAGGAACCAGTGTCAGAAGAAATCGCAGTTGAAGCAGCAGGCCCGGAACAGATCGTTCCTACCGTGTTTGCACAGCCAAAGCGCAAGTTTGATCTCCCCACAGCAGGTGAATACCTTGCAGCCATGCACATTGGTGGCGAAACCCTCCGCAACGTGCAACAGGCTGTTACTGACTTCACCGTTGCTAACCGTTCCGCGTTCCAAGCAGCTGCAGGTGACGTACTTACCACTGACACCCCTGGTCTTTTGCCAGTGCCAGTGCTCGGCCCAGTGTTTGAGGACTTGAATTACATTCGCCCGGTCGTCGCAGCAGTCGGCGCACGCGCCATGCCGGACGGAGGAAATTCCAAAACCTTCATACGCCCTACGTGGAGCACCCATCCCTCAGTGGCCGCTCAAAGCCCTGAGCTTTCAGGCGTGTCAGCAACGACACCAGTAATCGCGTCTAACGTTGTGACCAAGACCACCCTTGCAGGTCAGGTCACATTGTCGGTGCAGGACATTGACTTCACCAGCCCAGGCGCAATGGAAATCATCTTGCGTGACCTTGCTGGCCAGTACATGCTTAAGTCCGACGACGTAGCAGCCGACGCAATTACCAACGGTGCGTCAGCGTCAGGTTCAACCTGGACCGTCACAGCCAACGACCCGTCAACACTTATCGCCGGACTGTACGACGCAGCAACCGACATTCTCAACGCAACAAACTTCTTGCCCGATCACCTGTTTGTTTCACCTGACGTATGGAGCAAGCTCGGATCACAGCTCGACGCAGACAAGCGCCCAATCTTCCCATACGCTGGCGCAGCTGGCCTTATGGGCGTAAACGGACTTGGTACCGCCAACATCACCGTTGCCAACACGTTCAACCCATTTGGCCTCAACCTGGTTGCTGACCGCAACTTCGCTGCAGGAACCCTCTACGTAGCACGTGGTGCTGCTATCGAGTTCTACGAGCAAGTACGTGGCATTCTTAGCGTGGAAGTACCAGGCACCCTCGGTCGCACGTTTAGCTACTACGGCTACGTGGCAACATTTATCGCAGACAGCGACCAGGTCAAGTACATCGTCGTTAACTGATAGCCAAAGGAGGCTTGCCTCATGGCTACAACAACAACCAGCGTCACATTCCACACACGAATAGACGACTATGCAGTCGTGGAACTATTGCAGGACATTGACCTCGAGGTCGGGCAGTCGTTCACGCTGACAGGACTTGGGCATGGCCTCAACGGGACACACACCGTCAGGGCACTCCCACAATTTGAACTCACAGGCATAGACAGCGAAGGCGACTTCATTTTCGACTATGACGCACCAATCCTTAATCAGGTGCTGTTCTATGACGCGGGCGACGACCTAAACCGATCAGCTGCAATACCAGTCGGCACGATCACCACAAGCCCGACCTGTACTTGGGTGACGGATCAGCAGATCGAGGATTGGCTCGGGTTCACCAGCGTCTCGGTTGCTGACGCAGCGTTCTTGGTGCAGTGCGCAGCTGCTGCTAACGCGTTTTGTTACCGCCGACGCGAAGAAGCCGGGTACGTGGACAGCCTCACGACCAGCCCGTCGGGTGACGTTACCCTGGGGACGATCATGTACGGCGGGGCCTTATACCGTCAGCGGTCCAGCGTCAACGAGTTTGCTTCATTTACCGAAATGGGCACAGCAACCCCTACAGGGCTTTCAGCGATCATGAAACAACTGTTGGGTATTCCTAGACCAGCGGTCGCCTAATGGCGTACACAGACCTGTTTAACGAGGCTATAGACGACCTGAGCACCACCCTTGCCACGATCTCAGGGCTCAAGGTTGTGACAGATCCACGGAACCTACAACCACCGTGCGTGTTCCTTGACGCACCCAGTTTTGAGGCTTGGAACTACAACATTGCCAAGGTGACGTTTAGTTGCATAATTCTGACTATGGGCCCCAGCAACCTTGACGCGCTACGGCCAGCGCTTGAGATCGCAGCCAAGTTGTTGGCAAAGCAAGTAGCGGTGACTGACGGTCGTCCCACTAACACGTTGATCGGTGGGGTAGAATACCCGTCGTACACTGTAACTATTTCCCTACAAGCTCAAACGGCATAGGAGGCGACAACATGGCATACAAGATTGCGTCCGAACGAGTCGGCAAAATTGGTGACGTGTTTGACGCTGAAACTGCTGAGGCTGCAGGGGTTAACGTCCCGGCACTTATTGACGGCGGTTTCGTCGTTGAGGAAACTAAGAAAAAGAAATCTGAGGACTGACAATGCCTACAACCACTTACCTTTCTAACCCAACGGTGACCATTAACAGCGTTGACCTTAGCGACCAGTGCACCAGCGCAACCGTGACGTACACCGCTGAGGCCCTTGAGTCCACTGCGTTTGGTGACACGGCCCGCAAGTACACCAGCGGACTGCAAAACAACGAAGTGACCGTAACCCTGTACCAGTCGTATGCATCGACCGAAACTGAAGCAACGATCTACGGTTTGGTTGGCACCACCACAACTATTGTGCTTAAGCCAAGCAGCGCAGCCGTTGGCACAAGCAATCCGTCCTATACACTGAGTTCGGCCTATCTCGAAACGCACACACCAATAGCAGCGTCCTTGGGAGAGCTCAGTACGGTCACGCTGGTTTTCAGGGGTGGAACCCTAACCAAAGCCACCTCATGATCCCTCAGCCTCAGGCTGAGAGTAAAACAAAGCAAGCCCGCACGGGCGGAGCCTTGCCCGACGAAAGGACAAACCTTTGAGACTGACCCTTGCCTACCGCACCATTGACGGCGACTCACGCCAGGTACAAACCAACCTGGCAACACTCGTCAAATGGGAACGCCTATACAAGCGCAAAATCTCACAAATTGGTGACGGCATAGGCGCAGAGGACCTTGCCTATTTTGCGTATGAAGCAACACGCCAGGCTGGCATAGTCGTACCATCAACCCTCGACCAGTTCATTGACCAGCTAGAAAACATGCCAGAGATCGTCGAGGCAGACGACCGAAACCCTACCGACCCGGCAGCGTCGGCTACCTCCTAGCGCAGGTTGTCGTGGCTACCGGGTACTGGCCAGCAAATGTGGAGTTTGAACACCCCGAGTTAATGACGGTTGTTCGCGTGCTCGAGGAGCGCAACAAATGACCCAGCCACCAGTCACAGGCGTACGTGAAGCATTACGTGTACTTAACGGTTTTGATAAGACGTTGCGTAAGCAGTTCAACAAGGACTTTAAAGACGCTGTTGACCCTATGGTGCGTGCAGCTCAACGCAACGTACCCACGGAAGCCCCATTATCGGGTATGACCCGTAACTGGAAAGGTCAACCGTTGTGGCGTGGCGGATCCACCGAACGTAGGCAGATCACCAGCAAATTGGACACACGTAAAGCGTCACGCAAAATCACTGCACGCTCAATCATGTACGAAACCGTTGGTGTCGTCAGTGTGGTCGCTGGCGGTGGCAAAGCCCGCAACGGCGTGTCACGTGGTCGCAACATCAGCATTTATGACATGGCTGGCCGTGGCAACAAACCGTCAACCGTGCAGGGCATGACGTTGATTAACAGGCTGAACGCAAAGCAGGGCAAAGCGTCCCGCGCTATGTGGCCCGCAGCCGAAGAAACCTTGAATGACGTAACACAAAACTGCCGACCGATTGTGGATCGTGCTGTGGCTGACGCTAACCGTGCGTTACGTACTGCAACTGCTCGAGGGGTGCGCTAATGGCAATCAAAATACCGATCATTTCCGAACTGAACAAAACAGGGTTTAGGCAGACCCTTTCAGAGTTTAAGAAGCTTGAAACTAACGCTCAACGGTTTCAGTTTGTTATGGCGAAAGCGACCAGCCCTGCCGGGTTGACCGCTATTGGTACGGCAGCGACCACAGCTGCATACGCAATCTTTAACATGGCTCAGGCTGCAGCGGACGACCAAAAGAGCCAGGCGATCCTTGCCACTGCGTTAAAGAACACGACCGGCGCGACTGACGCACAGGTCGCCAGCGTCGAAGAGCTCATCAGCAAAATGCAAATGGCTGCAGGTATCTCAGATACTGAGCTGCGCACTGGCTTTCAGAACCTTGCTCGAGCGACTGGTGACGTAACCAAAGCCCAGGACCTGTTGACGTTGGCAACGGACATTAGCGTTGGCACAGGCAAAAGCCTTGAAACGGTCACGCTCGGGTTGTCTAAGGCGTACCAGGGCAACCTCGGGTCGCTCAAACGTTTGGGCATTCCGCTTGACGAGAACATTGTCAAAACCAAAGACTTTGACGCTGCTACCCGGGTGCTTAGTGACACGTTTGGTGGGTCTGCAGCTAACGCAGCGGACACGTACGCAGGCAAAATGGCGATCACTCAACAAAAGATTGACGAAGCCAAAGAAACCATTGGTGCACTGTTCATACCTGTTATTGAAGAATTGACCGACATTCTCGGTCCTGCAGCTGACGGCCTAAACACCCTGGCCAACGCGTTTAGCAATCTCAAAGCCAAAGCAGAGTCAGCAAACGGCGTACTGGGCAAAACGTTTGACCTGTTGAGCCCGTTGGCGTTCTTCAATTTGGGCAAAATTGCTAGTGGCGGACGTGACCTGACCGACACATTTGAAGAAATGTACAACCCGACAAACGGCCTTAATGAAGCCATTGACTCTTTGGCTGGTATGTTGCCAAAACTTGACACTGGCTTTACCAAGGTTGGCAGGTCCATAACCAGCGAAGTTGAAACACCGTTAGAAAAGTTTCTAAAGAACCTTGCTCGAGTTAAAGAAGAATTGACCGACACCATTAAAGGTTTGTTTGACTTGGGTTCCGCATACCGGGACTCAAAGAACTTTCCTGACTTTATGAAGAACGTAAAAAGCATGGTCGGGCAGATCAAGAACTACGGCAAAAACCTGCTCAAACTTCAGGGCATGGGTTTGGGGCCGTTGGCTATCCAAGGGATTATGCAAATGGACTTGGCGAGCGGATCGCAGTTTGCTGAGGATCTATTGGCGCAATCTAATGCGCTGCGTGACATACGTACTTTGAACCAGGCTTATACAGCTGTAGGAAATGTGGCGGGGCAAGTCGGTGCCGGGCTGGCTACAGGTCAGGCAACTGGGCAGGTTACGCAATACATCACTATTTCAAACCCCAACCCACAAGAGGTCGTCAACAAGTTGCGTCAATACCAACGTGTTAATGGGGCTATACCAATTCGTGTTACAGGGGTTGCATAATGGCTGCACCTGTTTGGACCGCTCAATACAAAGTGTCAAGCAGTTTCTACACAATTGACGACATACAAAGCGTTGAATTCATGTCAGGTCGTAGGTTTGGGACCGAACCATTTGACGCTGGCAGCTGCACCGTTGTGTGCCGAGATCCCTCAAACTGGCCGACCCCAAAACCGGCCATGGGACGACAAATCATTGTTAGCCCAAGCAATTCACAACGTGGTTGGGTCGGTCGTATCGTGGACATAAAAATTAACTACGGTCAAGTTGCCAACATGGACGAAGCCGTAATTACTTGCGAGGGCGTTTTAGGATCGATCGGGCGTAACCAACTAAATGCGTTTGCTTTGGTTCAAGACTCGTGCGTTGATCAAGCTTCGCTTGTGGCCTTTGATAGCAATGTTGAATTTGCAGCGAGATACTCAACCACATTGGGGTCAATTGCGTCGGCACAAACCTACACAGGCAACGCTTTGAGTCTCATGTCTGAACTAATGCTGACGGAAGTCGGACGCATAGCCGAAGCACATGACGACGACACAAACAACCTAGGTTTGGCATTTATTGGCCGTTACTATTTTTCAACAAACAGCAGAATACGCGTTAGCGACATAGAAGCTGATTGGACCGCAACACCAAGGTATTACAAATACAACGAAATTGAATTCAAATCGTCGTCGGAAAACTATTTCACCAAGTGCACGATCCAGCCACAATCTTTGGCAAATCAAACCTCGGGCACAGGCAAATTTGCATTGGTGCAAGAGTCACTTGATTACACAACCGGTCAAGCTTTGAACCACGCTCAGTATTTGTTAAGTCAGTATTCGTCGCAAACAAGTAGCCCTTTGTCAATCACCGTGTCCTATGCGGCGCAAAACAGCAGCGCGCAATCGCAATTCACTAGTAGTTTGCTCACGAATTTCATTGACAGTTTGGCTATACCTAGAGGCGTAAGCACGGTCATTGGAACCGAAATTGAACTTAAATTCAGGGGCACTACTTACGACGGCCTAGTTGAGGGATACTCAGTCACGGCAACCCCTAGCGACACAGTGGTTACGTTCTATTTCACGCCAGCCGACCAATTCAACTATTTGATCTTAAACAACGCCACCCAAGGCACTTTGGGCACCTCGGGCACCTACCCGGGCAATAAACTCGCTTTTTAGAAAGGAAACAACATGACAGTACCTGGAGGTTTCTCAGTCGGTGACGTGCTCACAGCTGCAGACATGAACGACCTAGGCAACATGGCCACCATTACGGTCACAGCGTCCAACTTTGCTGGCACCGTGGCAGCTCGTGGTTACGTGTTTAACGACATTGCTTTTGTGGAAATTAAAGCCACAGCCACTGGCGCAGCCACTGGTTCGATCACGTTTACGTTGCCAGCAGGATACGAAATAGCCACAACCGACCTAGTGATAGGCAACCTGCTTATGGCAGACGACTCGGCAGGATTGAACTACAACGGCGTAGTAGCTCGAGGTGGCACCAACCTGACCTTGGCACCACGAGTATTTGACAACGGTGCTGCATACACCAGGTACACACGCTGGGCCGTAGTCAACGCCACAGTCCCATTCACTTGGGCAAACGCTGACGTGCTATCCATGAACCTTTGCTACCGGGTCGCATAATGAAGATCGCAAACCCCAGCAAAGCATTTATTGCCCTAGTCGGCCTGGTATGCATAACCGTACTCATGGCCCTCGATAAGCTTGACACCAGCCAAGGTATGCCAGTAATCACGCTCGTTATTGGTTATGCGGTCGGTAACGGTATTGCAGCCAAAACAGGCGAACCAGTACAACCGATCATTGGACGCAAAGATGGCTGAACTGGGCTACCCCTACAAAGCATTGAACGTGCCTAAAGACTGGGTGCCGATCAACGGCAAACTACCCAGCGAAGTACTAGGCAAGTTAAGCTGCGGAGGTACAGGCTGGTTTGACCCCAACCACTGTGGCGGGTTCGTGTTTGCATGCAACATCATGTACGACGACGCACGCAAAGCAGGGATCACACTCAAAGCCGTATCAGAGGGTTACAGATCGTACGCACGCCAAGAGGCGCTGTTCTATGACCGTTACGACGACCGCCCGACGGGACGCAAACCTGAAGTCACTCGATACTTCAACGGTGGCAAATGGTACCTAAAGGTCGGCAAATCACCGTCAGCAACACCGGGCTACAGTCCACACGGCTGGGGTGTCGCCCAAGACTTTGACGTAAATAACGGTGACGTGTTCGCCTGGTTGCGTGCCAACGCACCCAAGTACGGCCTGTACCTACAAGGCCCACCGGCATACCTAGCAACAGGACCAAACCCCGAGTACGAACCGTGGCATTGGCAACTATCCGAACCACTAAACCCGACCAGACTGGTGCGTCGTAGGTGGAGACAATTTAAGAAACTGTTATGAGCTTGCGCGACGAGCTCACCCAGTATCGGTACGGCCCCAGTCGAGTCTGTACGGTACAGGTCGTGCTCGAGCACGCTGGCAAAGATCGTGACGAGATCGCAGAGCTGTTAAACGACAAGCGGGTCACGGCAGCGTCACTAGGTCGTCTGCTACGCAACCACGGTTACGACATACGAGACGGCTCGATCACCCGGCACCGACGCAAAGAGTGTGTTTGTGACAATGCGTGACGAACTTGAGTCATTAGAGCGCATTAGTTGGCAACGCAAAGTTGACGACGCTCGACGCGAAACTGCTGACGCTAAAGAACGCGCCAAAATGGCTGAGGAAGCCACAGCACGTATGCAACGCGAACTGGGTTTGTTGACTGCGTTGTCTAAGAACGCACCAGCCACGTGGCTAACGAAACCGACCAAGTCGGGTCGTCACCACGGTACGCCTTGGCTGGTGTTATCCGACCTGCACCTTGACGAGGTAGTTAACCCTGCAGAACTTATGTACGTCAACGCCTATGACCGACGGATCGCAGAGCTGCGCCTGAAACGCTGCTTTGAGTCAGCGGTCAAAGTCACTGGCGACTATTGGCAAAACATCACCTACGACGGCATTGTGTGCGCTTTGGCTGGCGACATTTTCAGCGGCGACATACACCAAGAACTTAGCGAAACGAACGAGGCCCCAATCCTGGACTCGCTGTTGCATTGGGCCGATCACCTATCTGCTGGGTTGAACCTGCTGGCGGACACGTTTGGCAAAGTGCATGTCCCGGTCGTAGTCGGCAACCACGGTCGGCGCACCCGGAAGCCACGAGCC